TGGTGTGGTGGATGGATGTGGATGGATATGGACGGGTGTGGATGGATATGGACGGGTGTGGATGGATATGGACGGGTGTTGATATAATTCCGCCGTCTATATTCACTCTTTTCGCTTCGCCGGTCAAGTCTTACGGCTGCCGACCTCGGGTTTTTACACCGTAGGTCAAAATCGAGCGTAGCTCCCGCCGTTGGGGGGCGGAACCCCCGTAGTTACCGCCGTTGGGGGGCGGACCCCCCTCCCGCCGTTGGGGGGCGGAACCCCCCTACATAAACATCGCGCGCATCCCAAATTGTTTATGCCCTTGGATTCCCACTACTGTGTTTGGTCTCTGTAATGGTATCATTATATCAGGAGTTTTGTAATTATGATACATGCGACCTCCGCCTCCCGCCGCCGCCACCGCCGCCGCCGCAATCGCATTTTGCCTCTCTTGCTCACTTATAATTTTCCGGTCCTGAGACGTAAATAGACCCATACTACGACGATTCGTATTCGTATTCATCATCCCAAACGGTAAATTTGGTTGAATCTGTGTATTTATTGTATTTACACCGCCGCTTCGGCCTTCTATTTTACGTACTTGATTGACCATTGCGTTATGTTGAATGGGTTGAATTTGTTTATTAACATCAATTGTATATTGGCTCTGTAATTGTTTTATATTACGCACTGCGTTCAACGGCGATACGCGAATTTTATTCACTTTATCTAGCGACTGTTCTTCAAAGTGAAGTTGCGAATAATCAATATATGTATCAAACGAAGTAACATCGATCATGTGTGTGTCGTTATAAATGACATGGACGACATTCGTCAATTTCGATAATCCGTCTGAATTATTCGGCATGATTGATGTCGCTAATTCATCGCGGCAAATCAACCTCTTAAGACCATCCGCAAACTGGAGAATTTTCATATTTCCAATCGTAAAAAAGTTGCTTCGGTCGATGATGATACCGAACTGTTTTGCGCGTTCATGGATCAGATTATCTTCTCCGCCCCATGCCCAATAATTGGGAAATCCATTAATTCTCTCGAAATCGACGCCGCGAACCGAAAATATGCCGCCAAGTGCGAAATGAAATCCGTAGAAGTGTTTGATGACGCCGTAGTCTGTATGATAATTCAATACGTTTTTATCATAAGGCAATGTATCTATATCATTAAAAATAAAAATGATATTCTTGTAATCGTTGGGGTAAGCCGCCTTTAATGCTAAAAACCCGATATTCTTCATCGCGCCGCGGTTGAATGGGCGTTTGTCATTTTGAAGCACGAAATAGAACATCCAATCGTCGCGAGGAATATCCTCCATAACTTTATAGATATAGGTGCTGAAGAATACACGATGCGGTTCGCGGTCGCGATACGGTACAATAAACACGTATTTTGGAACCGCCGCCGCCGCAGCCGCAGCTGTCGTCGTAGCCGTTATTTCTGGTTCCATACAATAATATTATGATAAACGGTATAATATCATAATATAAGAAAAATATGATATTACTACGATCATTCATCATTTATCATTTATCAGTCTTATTTTTCAGTTCGGATCGGCGCGCGTAATGATACTACTACATTAGCCTTGAGTTGGTTCCACATTGTTCGATTCCGAGACGAATCACACGTTTCAATTTGCTCGGCTTTGGCTAATGCTCTAGCGGCGAAAACGTTTATTCTGGCCTGAGTAAAGTTTGCGGCGGTTTTGGTGGATCTCATTTGATTTCTGGATGGATGCTGGCTGGCTGGGTAGTGATTTCTGTATGCTGTTGATTGCTACTCATTGATTAGATATTTACAAAATCATTTCAATTTTATGGTGCCGCGGTCGTCGGCGCATATTTCGCAATTATCATCTTTGGAATGAGTTTATCGCGCATATCGTAGAGTTTCTTGTAGCACTTATTGATAGTGACCTCGCTCATGTCGCTAATTCGATTCACGTCTTTTTTGGTGATTGGCAGATTACACATACAAGCCACGAAATAGATAATACCGGATGCGATACTATGCGGAGTATTTTCCGGAATCAGGTTTTGTTTTTCGATCATCACTGCGATGAATTGGCATACCTTTGTGAGTTCGTCGTTGATGGACAAGCGGCTACAATATCTCTCGATGAACGCTTCCGGCTTTGTTTTACAGAAGTTCGTTTTCTCGGAGTTGTCTAAATTGGATTCAAGCTCGTTGATAATACTCACCGCATTTTTACATCCTTTTGTCGCGCTCGTATTATCCAGATTGAAGATGGTGGCGATTTCTTTGGGTGTGCGCGGGCAGTTGTGTATTTTACATGCGATGTAAATGGACGCGCCGACAACTCCGTCTCGGTTGAGACTGCGGAACGTTTTATGTTCAGAGATGCGCTTATGAACGCGGAGGGCTTCGTCGATAATCATCTTGGAAATCCCCTTATTTTGTGCGAAGATGGTGATTTTTTGGAACATATCGTATTGAGCCTTCTCGCGGTAGGGCATGGACTGCCACTCAGTATAACGGCGGATTTTCATCATATCTTGCGAGTATGACCCGCCCTCGCACATCACCTTACATCCATAGGATGATTCTTTGAGGAGCGGATTCACCGGCATACCGCATCGTGTTGGGTCGCTGTTCTGATTATCATCCGCGCCGTAATAACGCCATTCGGCGCTTTGGTCGAGAGATTCGTCTTTATACAGAATACTACACGCGGGATTTTTACAGGTGAGAAACCCGTCGTCGGTGAGGACTACGTCGCTAGCGCAAACTTCGCACTTCTCTCGAATACCGGATTTACGATAGAGGCATTCCACGTCAGTTTCAGGTTTAATGAATAATGCCGATATCTTTCTTGTGGGAATAATGTAAAGGTCTGCGCCCTCCGCGCCTTCCGCGCCCTCTGCCTCTGCCGCCGCCACCGCCGCCGCCGCCATCATTCGCATCGAAGTCTGTTTCGGTGATTGATGTACTATATCCGGAATGTTGTATTCGGATAATTTTTGCTGCTCTTCCACCAATTCAGGTGTGAATTCCTCTTCTATTTTTGCCCATATAGTGTCATCATTTGTAACCAAGTGTCGCTTATTTCGTTTTGTTTCGTTATGTGTAGAATGATTGTGATTGTTATTGTGATGATATGATCGATAATGCCTCGTGCTCGTCGAGATACACGGAGTAGCAGTAGCGGTAGCAGTAGAAATAAACACACCATGGCACGAGTTCAGGTTTGAAAGCATTATTACGAATTTATATGGTTGTTGTGCGCGCGCGACGGGTGGTGTGCTTATATATCTACTCTTTAAATAGAACCTATAGTTATACCTTTATATTCATTTACTGTTCAATTTTATCGTCCATGGTCGAATAGGTTCGTCGGTGAGGTGCGGACTATTATCTATTCATATAATAGCGATAGCGATAGCGATGGGTAATAAGATATCAGGGACATCGGTCGATGTAGAAGACACTGAAAGAATGGCGTTGAAATTGGATTTATATGCGCAACGCATTATATTGAAGGAGGTAAAATTCAATTCGTCATTATCGGATAGCGGTAAATGCGAAAAGCTGATTATCATTACGAGTGAAGTATTGAACCGCTTGCCATTTCGACTGATTTCGTATATGGACCGCCGACATAAGTTATTTTCAGAGAAATACGAGACATTTAATGCGATGGACCGCGCGCTTCTTGTGAATACAAACCCCGAAATTTTGAAAGAGAGTAAATTAGACGAACCTAATGAATTTAGAAAGAGGCAAATGTGTGTCGGTCTTGCGCGATTTTACGTCCAAATAGGTAATCTCTTTAATGCGATTATGTCTACAATGCGGCCCTACAATTATGAAAATACGCGGCGAACGGGCCCAGACAACTTCTATGATATGCTTACATTTAGTTTATTAGAGGGGCGAACGATGAGTTCTAATGATAAACTGCGATATGAAACATCAAATATGTCGGGGTTTGCCAAAAAGCAAGCCGATATGAAAAAGAGATTGTCGTCTCTAATGAAATTCGGCGAAATTGTTAAGGATTTGACACCGGGAGAGGGTATATGTAATCTTCAAAAGGATATAGAACAAAACAAAATCACGCCAATGACCATAACCGGTTCATCCGCAACAGAAACTAAAATAAAACCGTCGATTTTTGCGATGTTGGAGGAACTGTATTATGATATTTTTCATCAATCGTCGAGTGTTAATCCGAAATCCCCGCAGTTTATTGCGATGACGGCTGTTATGAAAGAAAAGATTTACCGGAATGATGTTCGAGAGTTATATCGTGTAGTTACTGGCGGGAAAGAACCCGGTCCTGAAATCGAAACCTTTACGGATGTAGCTAAATTTGTGAATGACAATGAGGAAATCAAAAAATGGTGTAACCAGTCCGGAAATAAAAACCTGAAAATAAAAGTCACAGATGAACTACGCAGTGATTCCGGATTCGCCGAATATGTTCAACATATAAAAGATACGATGGCATATACGTCAAAACAACGGAAAGGTATTGTTGGATTGCTAGACCGAGTATTTGTCACGATGAAAAAGAGTGAGGACGAGCTGCGCGAAGTCGAAGAAACATGGTATAAATCATCGGCTCGTCGTTATGAAGGCTTTGAACGAGACGACGAATATGCGCGCGAATTCTTTAAAACAAATTTGAAATATGATTTTTTTATAAACCCGAATTTGACGGACGCCGACCTACAAGCGATTACGAATGAAACACGAACCCGTATTGTTCGATTGTATGCCGACAGTTATCAGCGATTTTTAAAGGGGTTTCATATTCTTCAAAAAATTCAGGCGAATAATGAATTAATACAAATAGAAATGGAGCAGAACCTCGCGAAAGAAGGGCAGCAGCAACCGGCTACATCTGAAAAGGATAAAATGGACATTAAGTGGGATAGTATGAACATACGAGACGAAAAGACGACATCTGATACAGTACAACGAATATTAAGTGAGAAAAGTTCAGAGGTTTCAAGTATCTTTAGAGACTTATCGAGAGACATATATGAGAAAGGCAGATATGATGATAAATATAAAGAGCGCTCCTTGTTTTTATTGAAGAAATTGAATAGCGTTGCTAGGCCATATTTAGAGAGGGATAAGTTTGATAGAGAAACAACCGACGCAATTAAATATCAGTTAATATCGTTGAAGTCTGGCTATGAACAATCGATGAAACCTGACATAAATCAGCAGCAGAAGGAGGCGCAGACGTCGCAGGCGCAGCAGGGGTTATCATGGATTTTATAAATACGCGTGGGGGTGGGGCGATGCTTATTGTAAGCGATTTTCTAATTTCTGGAAATATTCCTGATTATATACCAAATTTCCGGTGGGGCGGTACGTATCAGTTTGTTTGTATTCCTTCTTGTCGGCGCCGAGCGCTCCGGGTGGCGCAGGTGCTGATGGGTCGTTGCGCTGATTGTATAATAAAGTATTTGCGTCTTCTGGCGAACGTCCGCCGCCACCGACTCCGACTCCGCCACCGCCACCGACACCGCCACCGCCACCGACTCCGCCATTGTATTTTATGACCTTGCCTTCTTCGTCATATAATATCGGCCGCCCTAACTCATCGATCGCAGTTCCCGTCTTTTTTTTATATTCGGTGCGGACATAATTCGGGACATAATGAAGCCATGAAATCAGAAGAAGATTGGGGTGTGTATAACGCACTATAAAATTGTTTTCCTGTAATTTATCCACTAGATACGCAATACAACCTGCGTGGTCATAATTCGCAACACCGAGAATGATTTCTGGAACGACGAACCAACAGAATTGCTGATTACATTTTTGACGCGATGTCAGTTTGATTTTTTCGTGAATCCGCGTGAGTATTTTGTTATACGTGAATAGTTTGTTTTTGTCCTGTTCCTGTTTTTTTTCGTATAACTCATCTAAATTGATTTTTTCGACGTTTTCGACATTATCACCTGAAAATTTGAATAAGTCGTCCATGGTAGCGTATGTATGTATTCATAGCAGAAAATAATGGGGTTTAGACTAACGCGGAATGGAATGGAATGGAATGGAATCGAATCGAATGGAATCAAGGACATACTAATATAAACCTAATAATTTAGTATCTCTATAACACGTAAATGACCGACCCTATTATAAAACACCTCGTTATATCTTCCGGTGGTCCCGCAGGACACATGATGTATAGTATTCTTCGTACATTAAATATCAAGGGAGTATGGGATTTCAAAAATATCAAATCAATATACGGCTCTTCGGTGGGTTCATATATTGCGGTTATTATTGCGCTACAATATGACTGGCAAGTGATGGATGATTATCTTATCAAACGTCCATGGGATAAAATATTCGCTAGCACTTCAGGACCGATGAATTCTAGCGATACAGCCGACTCGTCGTCGTCGTCGTCGGCGGCGGCATCCGCCCTTTCAGACGCCAAAAATAAACTGGATTATGTATTTCGGTTATACAATCATCACGGATTATACGGATTAAAAGAATTCACCGATGCGCTTCGACCCGCATTACAGGGTAAAGACATACCCACAAATGTCACATTTCAAGAGTTTTATGATAAAACCGGTATAGAAGTTCATTTCATCGTCACGGAAATGAATAAATTCCAATCGGTCGATTTTAGTTATAAAACGCATCCGACTCAATCATTGGTAGAAGCGTGTTATATGAGCTGCTGCTATCCTTTTGGATTTACTCCGATATATCGCGAGGGATGTTGTTACATCGACGGCGGTATCATCAATGATTATCCAGTTAATGAGTGTTTCTGTGACCAAAAATGTAATATCGACGAAATACTTGGTATCAAAATGCTTTGGGAGAGAAAACCCGCAAATTTATCTGAAAAGTCGTCGGTTTTACAGTTTGTAAGTACATTTTTCAACCAAATAAAAGCCAACTTATTCGAAAACCGGCCGACAAAACCAATACCGAATGAGGTGGTTTGTGTATCTAAAGTATTCGCATCACAAGATTGGATAAATTGGGTAAAAGATGAGAATTATCGTCGAGAGTTAGTATTGCGAGGGGAGACATTTGCCAATGTATTTCTCTCGTATCGTCGGAATTTTCGAGAGTCGCAACAACTTCAGCAACAGCAGCAACAGCAGCAACAGCAGCAAACAAAGACCAACGACCCGAAAGAGGTGATTTCTCTGCCGGTTACTGATACTGATACTGAAGCATCTACCCCCGCCGCGGTCGGCGAGCCAAATAATGGCAATACTCATGATAATAATACAACATTTGAAATTCATAATAATGACGACATGACGATGGTCTAGCGGCGTTATTATGATTGTAATACTGTGTTGAGAAATTCCATAATCTTATCTTTCTCGGGTTTTGCGTCATATTCGATGACCTGTCCGTCTTTCACAAGCTTGACTGTGGGGTAGCCGTCGATTTTGAATTTATCCGCCATATCCGGTTCTGCTTCACAATCAACGGTCTTAAATGTCACGGTATATCCGTTGATGGGACGTCCATTCAGATCCTTCTCAACTTCGTCAAATACCGGCTTCGCCTTCTTGCAGTGAGGACACCAATCCACTTTAAAGAGAAAGAGCTGCGCGACTTTATCGTCGGTAGCTCCAATACCATCAGGTGCGGGGGTGACACCTTGAGCGTTACTAAAGAACTTGTTCAAACCCGGTACCATATCATTCTTGATGATATAATAAAGGATGCCGCCGATTGCGGCCATAATAACAAGCGCGATGATAATATTTTTAGAGTTGGCTGAAAGCGCCGAACCAATAGACGACGCGGCTGCTGATGCTGATGATGAGGTTGATTCGACCATTATATTTTTACTATTGTATGGCTATATTATAATACATCGATGTTTAATATAGACAATAAACGAACGAACACGCGTACGTAAAAAAACAATATGAAATGAATTCATGTATGTTATATAACCACGACGGACGAATGATTTTTCGTGATAAAAAGACCGGCGCTTTACTAAATATCCGCAGAGATGAATATTCCAACGACCGATTGTATTTTCAAGAAATAATTGGAGTCGTAGGCGGTGGAGCGCAAGCGTCGGCGGCGGCGGCATCGATACGTTATTCGCAACCATTCGAAGATATGCGTTAGAACCGTAAAACAACTATACCTAAAACCGCGATAATCATAATAAAACCCGCGGTGATGAAGAAATTATATTTAAGTTCGGGGAATAAATCGGTTTCGATAATACCCTTTGTATCGATAATTGGTCGCACCGCGTTGAATAATATTGTGGAAGTGGTCACCAATAAACCGATAACGATCAGTTTCATAAACCATGATGTCAATGAACCAGATGATACAGCCAACGGACTAATGAAAAATAAAATAATAAGGAACAAAGATACACCTAAAAGCACGCAGGAATATTTCGTTTTTTCGCTGTATTGGACGATGTAATTAGTGGGGTCTTCGAGGATAGACATAATGGAATGATGGAACAATGGAATGGAATGTTATATATAACGTCGATTATTTAACATTTGATTAGTACCTCATTCTCACCGCCCAGAATGGATAATTCGCCCCCGATGTTTGCCAGTTTGGTGAAAACCATGTTTCATCAATGTCGGTCGTTTCCGTCCCTAATTTCTTTCGTATCACCGAAAATAAACTTTGATCGTGGCGGTTTTCATTAAATGACATATCGTTGGGAGAATGACTCGGCGAGTCATTTATTAAATGAGTTTGACAACAAGCTTCATGCCAGCGGTTGATTAAGTCGATCGTATGTTGGCATTTTCGTAAAACGAATGTGGTTGCGATCAACTGTCCGCTGTCTAATATCTCGGGCTGTTTCGCGTCATAGTAATCAAATATATCCATTTTCGTCCATGTTTTTTCTAAATGCTCCATCTTAAAAGATAAATTGGCCCATTCGCTACGATTCACGATATCAAAATACTCATGAAGTCGCTTTGTTCCATTCGGATTTATTTTACACCCCGCGTCGGCATACACCAGAATATCATTTTCGTTCATATTCTCCAATGTTTTTTTTGTAAGATAGGACTTCCACGTCCAATAACCATACCCGCGTTTATTTGCCAATATGAAGCCGGCGTGTTTATCCCAGAATGCGGCGTCATTGACAAGGTCTTTCTCTGTATAACCGATAATATGGTCGAATACATTTATATCACAAGCCTCCGAAGATATACGTTTCACTGCGTTATGGTATTCGTTTGTTGGTCCTCCAAATGTAATAAACCACTTGCGTTGGGAAGTGAATGGATTCTCCATCACGATATAATTATAATATTTTTATAATATAATACCATCGTTTAATTATGACTAAATCACGCAGACGAAAACGTCTGTCGTCGTCGTCGTCGTCGTCGTCGTCGGTGTCGGCTCGGGCGAAAATACTGAGCGGAGGTAAGAGCACGCGAAAACGCCGTGAAACGGGTGATGCGTCGCTTATACCGGCAGAGGCGGGGGCATCGGCGTCGTCACGAACGCATCAACGGACGAAAAAAGTGAGAGCATTTACCAAGAAGGATTTTCATAGCGGTGACGGAATGCTTACGACCGTCTGGGGGCCGAGTATGTGGCACTTCATGCACACGATGAGTTTCAATTATCCAGTGACACCGACCCCTGAGCAAAAACGGCATTATATGGATTTTATACTGAACTTAAGGAATATTCTGCCGTGTAAATATTGCCGAATGAATTTGACGAATAATTTAGCAACACGGCCGCTTCGGATGTGCCATATGGAAAGCCGCGATACATTTTCGCGTTTTGTTTATGACCTCCATGAAACGGTGAATCGTCTGCTGGGGAAGAAGTCGGGGCTGTCGTACTGCGATGTGCGCGAGAGATACGAGCATTTCCGCTCACGATGTACACAGGACGCACCGAAGGTGTTTAACTTTAAGGAGTTTTATCGGGGGGATAGAGGTAAAAAACGCGAGAAAGAGAAGGGGTGTACGGAGCCATTATACGGGAAGAAGGCAAAATGCGTGATTTCAATTGTGCCGCAAGAGGTGAAGGTGCCGACGTTTAGTGTGGATGATCAGTGTATTAAGAAGAGGGGTGAGGTGGTGGGGGAGTGAGTAAGTGATTTATTGTATAGTATTAATATATAATTGGTATATATTGATATCTGGTTTATACTAAATGTTAACGCAGAGAAAAAAACCAGCACCAGCAGAAGCAGGAGGAGGAGTACCATCAAAATTAACAGGAGTAGCGAAAGAATCCACCAGCAGTGCTCCTAAATCAGCAGCAGGATCAGGAGCAGCACTAGTGAAATCATTGGGTCGGACTGGGTCGGCGGCGAGAGCTGCTACTTCCCCCCGCGAGTTTGAAGTTGATCCTATGGGGGGTCATGCCGCCCAATTTGAAGTTGATCCTATAGTGAATCCTGCCGACCAAGCTGAATTATCGGAGGTAGCAGCGGCTCTTATTGAGCAGCAAAACGATTTAGATCGAGCTCAGGCTGTTGCTGCTGACGAAGAATTTCGTGCCAACAGTCGCGCGGTGTTGGATGGTTTTGCGTGTATGCTTCCTATAAGAGAAGACAGAGCCGACGTTTTAGCTCGTTCTTTACGAGCTGGAGCAAGGCCGTTGGTTGGAGTATTCTCTCAGAGTATAACACCGTTCACAACCGAACCATTTTATCAGATGAATGTGGCTGACTTTGGGAGGATGTTTGGAATAGTTGGATGTACCCCTGAAACTAAAGCTCAATTTCTGAACTGTTTAGAACTTTTACTAAAAGAAGCTATCATAAGAAAAATAAACATTACTGAAGCAGTAGTACGATCGATGAGTCAACTAATATGGAATAATAGCCTACCCAGATTTGGAGTTAGTTTAGTTGGTACATATATTTCAATTATTTTTGCTAGAGATTCTTTACTATTATTTTCAAATACAATACTTGGAGCAATTTCATTGAATCATCTATCATTAGACCACCTTACGGCGTTGTCTGGGTATGTATATTATAACTGTACTTTGGAAAACCTAAATAATTTTCTAGTTTATCGTGGTGTTGAACCAGCGAACGCGATCATCTATCTTAATGCGGTCCAAAATTATACAATTACACAGATTCAATATATAGTTATGGCTACATTTCTACTCTCTTTACAATACATTGGCGGACAAAGAGTAGTGAGACATGATATAGGGGCATTATTTGCTATTTTTAGTAGTCGTCCTCCTATAAATCATATTGGCCAAGTACCTGCCGCTGTTGTTGATCCACTAGCGGCGCAGGCAGCGCTACAACAAGGCATTCAAGCAGCAGCTGCAGCAGCAGGAGTAGCAGCACTACCCGTACCTCCTCAACCAGGCGTTGATAGATTAGCTGGACAACGTTTAATAGATGCGGGCAACTTACTTAAAGAAGGAATCACTTTTGCGTTTGTGCGTGGATTTCGTTTTACGCGCGAGAATATCGCCAATGTTTTTACTATTTAT